ATCCGATCTAAAACTTATATAAAGATATAAGACTCGACATCGACCATCGAGTTTTGTTTTGTATCATTATAACTTGGGGTTATCTGAATGATACTTCAGGATTTAAAAGGTTTACTCCTCACATTTTAAGTTTGTCAACTAGACTGCAGTAGGTACCTGTGAGTACCTATACAATGTTGGGACATTCAAAAAGAAAACTAATGAGAAATCAGTCCCCGCAGCACAATAAATATCTAAGTAATTTCTATTGTTATTCTCAATAGTCAAAGGGGACACCGTCGTAATAACAAAAGTATCTTTATCACTATCATCTTCTACATCTCCCACGGTTCTTGTCAATACATTATTAGATAAAAATTTATATCTACTATACATTGGTACTGAAACCATAGAACCACATTGAGTCTTATCATTCACCAATGATAAGCCAGTCATACCTATTGATTGATACTCTGTATCAACGAATTTTTTAGTAAATCCATTATATCCAGAATATGGTATATTAGTACCAACTTCAACGATAGTACCTGTTCTAGTCAAAATTTCACGAGTGACCATAATAGATGCAACATTAGCAGGATTCAAAGGATTAACTGCATAATTATAAGCTCCTCTTGATCCTACAAAACATTGGGAAAACCATGTCATGTAATTCCAACTAACCCAATTATAGGGTTCAGAGACAGCGGATGTTATCCCGACAGCTACATCATTACCCGTTAAATCGTAACCTGGATATTCAGGTGATCTCCCATATTTTGCTCTAGCAGTCATAATGGCATCCTCAACTACTAACGTAGGACAACCATAGCGTTTATAAGTAGAGGATCTACGCATCAATTGCCTCAATGATACGCAATGTTCACCCATATATACTAAATTAATATTAGGATCAGGAACAGAAGGTTTCAAACCTATATCATATTCTGGTGTTTCGACATCAAATTGAATACCACTTTGAGGTTCATATGGTGAATTAGTTGCTAATATATTCATTGGGCATGCAAACTCCAAATTATCTGCTCCTGAAACAAATACTAACATAATAATATCAGCACTTGATACTGGACTTGTCTGCTCATTCAAAACTCTAACTGTAAATATACCATTATAGTTATCGCCAATACCAAACACTGTAGTGGAAGTTTTTGCAAAAGTATTATTTACACCTATAGGTAGAGTAAGATATGATGATGTTTGGGTATAAGGAATAGTGATCATCACCTCTGTCTCTTCTGTTATATCAACAACCTTTGTATAAGTTTGTGTTGTATAATCTCCTGAAGTACCAATATCACCCTTTGGATCCCAATTAATACGAACCCTACCTCTATGGTAAGCTGAACATATAAATTTGAGTTTGATGTTAATATCTCCACGCCAGTATCTGAAACATTCTGATAAATGTGACATAGGCGTTGCATATCTAGCATGTCCTCCAGTTATAGCTACATTACTGGTTGTAACTGGTGATACCCTAAAATGAAATAAACCTGTATCTGCAGCATCTGCTGATGTCCAAGTTGATGCAAACAAAAAAGATTCACGCTTACAAAAAGAAGAAATAGTTAATTCATCATCAACATCAGCACCACAAATTTTACCATCAATAGACAATTCATTTTTTGCATCTAAAGTCAACTTCTCTACTGGGGTACCAATGTCTGTAGCTGCCATATTAGGATATGGCTTAGTTCTAAAAGCATGAACATCATCAATCACAGGAACATTTGTATACCCAAACAAAGATGCTATATCCGCCACCGCTCCCGCCGCATAAGATGTTGCAGTAGCAAATGGACCAATAATTGGTAAAGATTTCAATTTGCCAGCTGCCCTTGCAATTGCAGAAGCCGGTCGAGAAACGACACCCTTGCCATATTCATCCTTCCCTGCTTGTAGAGCCAATTTAACGGTTGGTCCAGCGACCTCTAAATCTTCAGCCCAAGCATATACTTTTATATTTATGGTATCTGTTGTTAAACCATTAGCATTATAAAGTGTAGTTAAGGATTGAAAGTCAATAGTTCCCATACTTATTAAATCAGCTTCTGTTGTGGCATCTAACCAATTTTTATGATATAGAAAAGGTAGAATCATTTCTCCACCTTGACCATTTTGAGGATACAAATAAATGTGCGGTCTCTGTGAGAG